GGGAGTTGCACGCAACCCCAACACACCACCCGAAACTCTAACAATTCTTGCCCGAGATGAGATTTCTGGTGTTCGCGGTGGAGTTGAAAGAAATCCAAATTCAACAAGAGAAATCGTTCAAACTGTAAGAGCCTATGAGTTTTACAATAATTATGAATAAAGTCTGCTGTTTTCCCCCCTCTTTAATGTATCATTAATGTATTGTGATCCGCCGCTCTTATAATTACTGAACTCTTCGGCATCGTTAATGATTATACCAAGATAGGTGGGTTTCAGTATATAAATCTCTCGCTTCTTATTATTAAGATTTAACTCATATTCGTAATTAGTAATTTCAGACAAAACTTTAGAACTTTCAAGTCTAAATGTACTATTTCTATCGGTATATTCAAAATAATGAGAATTACCCAAAGCTCCACGGTTGTATAGAACGAGTTCCACTTCTTCTGAATTATCAACACTTAATGTGGGGATTGCACTATTAGGGACATCAGAAAGTTGATAATAAAAAGCACTAATATTACCGGTTCCAAATTGATCTTGAATGCTAGTAACGCGAAAATTGCCATTAAAGATATTATCGGAGACGTTCCTTATAATGATCTCATCGCCGACCTGCAACCCCTGAATAGCATTTGTTAAAGTAACACCTGCAATATTATTAGGAACAACACCATTTCCGCAAAATATTTGTGAAATTTTCTTTGTACTTACCTCGATAAAATTCCCATTGGTTTTCCAATTCGGGGTCATTCTAATACCGGATGGTAGCACTATAATACCATCAGAATTTTTGATTTCATTTGTCTCATAATGATGAATACCACCATGTAGATTCTCATAAGAGCCATACTTATCTAACATTGCGGAATCAAAAGAATTATTGTCTAGTGGCCATTCCGATCTTACATCTAAAATGTTATTAGACAGAAGAATAACCCAATCAAATGACGGATCACTATAGTATTTTTCCGCAACCTGATCCGGCCTTTCGTTCCCGATGATATTATATTTTGTAAAATAGACTAAATTACCGAAAATATCCTCTCGCAATCTACCCCGTCTGAATAGATTTTTAATTTGAATATATTCAGAAATACTTGAAGTAGTTGAGGGATTAATGTAGTCTAGATTTGGAATTGTTCTGAAATAAAAAGACATTCTTAGTATCCTATTGAAACGTTAGTTTTATCGTCTTTAAATTCATCGTGATTGTAGTCATCAAAATAAACCGGCTCAAGTTCTTGAAATTGCATATCTAAAGAATAAGCAGACATGGTGGCCTCGTCATCATCATAAGTCATATACTGATTAGACGGAGTATAATTAACCGCGAAATTCTTTAGAGCACAAGTTTTGATCTTGTTTAAAGATGTGTGTTCAGGTCGCCCCTTCCTTTTTCCATTAATGTATCTAATATCATAGACCATCGGGGTCTTTAGAAATATATCTGCAACACCCTGGCGTGGTGCCATGCTTTGTTTAAACACTCTTATGATCTTTTTGACAACTATTGCCTCGGCCTCTTCTCTTGGTGTTAGATCAAACCTAAAACTAAACGGACGCAATTCAACATTTTGAAATAAAAGTTCCATATTTGGGTTCAAAATTGCCCCGAAGGCTCTACTGAAGAAGTTGTTATTAGAACTAATCGCCATCTTTGACATTTCAGCTTGGATAAACGCCTGAACGGCTGGATTAATGTTTTTATTTTGTATTAGATTGGAAAATTCGCCAATTATAGCGGTTGGATCTTCATTTTGAGCAGTTAGAGATACAAAAGAGGCAGCTTGTTGTATTGCATCTAATGGCTCTGCACCCCAATTTACAATATTGCTATCCATAATTCCACCCTGAATTGGTAATCTTATGGTGCTCCTGGTTATCTTTTTCTTATCCTCACTACCATACCTTTTGAGTCTCTGCAGCCCCTCAGTTGTAAAAATTCTCGGCTGATATTCAATAACCTTAAATTCAATAAAATCTTGGGTTGAATTTTTATCAAAATTTAGAGGATATGATAAATTTTGACTATTCTTAAATCCATTACTTTCAAAAGCTGTGGTTAATGGATCAATACCGGTTATTTGTATGGATATATTTCTAGCCTTCGTTGCATCACTCTGTTCATTCGATGCAGCTGTGTTATTGAAGCCGGGGAGATATTTAAACTGTTCGGAAAGGGGTGTAGAGCTATTTCCCAATTTTTCTTTTATAACCGCAGTTCGTTGTTTTTCTGCTTCCTTTCCCACAACATCTAGAATACTTTTCTGTACTTGTTCTGGATAAGTTTTTAAAAGAGCCGAAGGTAATTGTGTATATTTCTTATCTCCATCAAATTCAGAATTAAAAACCGCAGTCTTTCCGCCACCTGTGGTGTCATAAACGGTCATATTTGCATTATTTTTGGAGTCTACCTCAACAATGTAACTTCTACTTTGCTCTTTTATTGATACTATTCCAAAAGGATTTTTAGGCTCAGATTGAGTGGGAACCCATTTAACCTTTACCGTAAATGGTTTAGAGACTAAATCTGCCATTACTCATAATTCCCACTATATGTTATTTATTCTGGAATAAATATAGGCAAAAATGTTGGTATCTGTAGAAAATATTCTAACTCATGTGGCTTGATTCTGTAGAATTTACTTTGTATTCTAGAGAAGTTATAAGTTCTATAAACACTCTCAACATATTGTGGAGCCCGTTCCCAGTGAAAATTGAAACCTTTATAATATGATCTAGTAGATCCGGTTAAAAGTATAACCGGAAATACGTCATAATACTTCCCCTTTGTGACCGCAATATACTTAAAGGTGTAAAGTCCGTGTCTATCCATTGCTTCTTCTCCACGACCCAATTTCTGTAATAACACAATAACCAGATTGAAATACTGAGGTGGACTTAGATTGGGTGGAAGTTTCTCAACGAAATTTTTTACTGCATAATATTCGTCGGTCTCTTCTATTAAGGATGGAGGAATGACAACATTTGGATCAGCTCTTTTGAAATTATCTACAATTGCCTTTATTCTGGTTTCACTAGCTTTTCCAAGTCTAGAGAAGAATTTCCTAAGTGTCTGTACTGCCGATAGTGCCATTCTAGCACCCGAGTTTAATTGTATGGGAAACTTCATAAGAATAACTCGTTTTCTGTGATTTTGATAAATTCTAGACCATTTTCTTTACAGAAGTTTTCGGCTGCTGACCACTTTGCCAGATTTTTCTGATAAGTAGTCATCTCATTCAAATAGGTTTTAGACTTTTTGCGAGCCGAAGGTTTAGGGGGTTCCGTTTGTCTTTTTGGTTTAATTTCAATAATGTACCTCTTTATAACTCCAGTCTTATCTCGTATTTTTATATAAAGATCTGGAAAGTATCTTCTTATCTTATTAGTAGTTGGGTCAAAATATTTGATTATTATAGTCTCACTACTCCACTCTAATATTTCTGATGTCCTATCGCACCAATGAAAAGCCTTGAGTTCATAGCTACTTCTATAAACAATATCATTTACATCCCCAACATATTTTTGAGGATTGATGGGTCTGAAGTAGTTCTGAACGTATTTTTTCTCGGCCAAAGCTAAATAATATATAAGCAATTAGTAATATTTATGTCATTAAAAGGCGATTATAACCCTAAAAAAATTAAAGACATAAAGGCCACACTTCTTAGGCCAGCATTAACATCTCATTTCGCTATTAAGATACAACCACCTCCAGATTTAATAAAATTTCTACAAAATGAAGCTAGATTTGGTGGGCAATTTAGTCAGACATATTTAGATAATTTAGTTATACTTTGTGAGAGTGCAACACTACCGGGAAGTACACTATACACCCACGAAGTAACCAACGATTTTCCGGGTGTTACCGAGAGGATGGCATATCGCCGGCAATATGATAATCAATCGTCTTTCACTTTCCAGGTGGATCAAAACTATGACATTATTGAGTTCCTAGAAGGTTGGAAAAACTTTATAGTCAATGAAGATGATCAGAAACTATTTAAAACTCGCCAGGCTTCTTATAGAATGAAGTTCAAAAATCAATATGCTGGTGAGATTGCCGTCACAAAATTTGAACGAAATCAGGGCGTTAAAGAAGATAAACAGGCTGATTCTAAAATACTTAATTATACATTCGTTGATGCCTTTCCTATTTCTATTGATTCAATGCCTGTTTCTTATGAGACAGGAACAGTATTAAAGTGTTCGGTCAATTTTACATATACGAGATACGTCAGGCAAAGAATCCTGGGCAGTCCAACTAAATAGATTAGAAATTAATAATGGTTAACCATGCCTTTACCTTCTTTAGTCGTTCCAACTTATGAATTGATTCTACCTTCTACTGAAAAGCCTATTAAGTTTAGGCCATTTATTGTAAAGGAAGAAAAGCTCCTGCTATTGGCTCTTGAATCTGAGAGTAATATTGAAATCACAAATGCAATCAGAACCATCATCTCAAATTGTGTTCTAACTAAAGGTATTAAGGTTGAAACTTTACCCACGTTTGATATTGAATTTCTGTTTCTTAATATAAGAAAGAAATCTGTGGGCGAGACAATTGATCTTACAGTTTTTTGTCCAGATGATGGAGTGACAGAAGTTAAGATTCAGATTGATCTGGACGAGGTTCAGGTCCAAAAAGATCCCAATCACACTAAGAATATTAAAATCGGAGATAAATTTGTTCTCGAGATGAAGTACCCATCACTCGACCAATTTATCAAGAACAATTTTGATCTTGAAAAAATTTCATCCAGTCAGACCTACGATATGATTATTGATTGTGTTGATAAACTGTGTGTAGAAGATGAAGTTTATGTTTTCTCTGATTATAGCAGAGATGAATGGGTTACGTTCTTTGATGAATTGACTAGTACAGAATTTAATAAGATTCAAAGTTTCTTTGAAACCATGCCAAAATTAAGGCATGAAGTTGAGGTTACAAATCCTGTAACTAAAGTAACCGAAAAAATCGTCCTGGAGGGGCTAACAGCTTTTTTTACGTCACAATGAGGTATAATGATTTAGAAAATTATTATCGCCTATTGTTTGCTCTTATTGAATTTCGGAAATGGCCCCCGGACTTTGTTGAAAATATGATACCATTTGAACGAGAAATCTATGTAACTCTACTTCAACAGCACATTGAAGAGGAAGAAGAAAAAGCTAAGCAGAAGTAACAATGGCCCCAAATTCTCCAATCAATCCAAATAAAAAACCCGGTCCAACTATGACGGGGGATCTGATTGAAGAGCTATTGTTTAAAATTAAACAAGAAGAAAAGGATAATCCACAGGCACCTCCACCGCAAGTATCTAAGGCCCCGCCACAAATAAAAGTCAATAAGAATAGTTTGCTGCCAAATAGAAAAGTAAATAACGGTAATTGCTGCAACTGTTGTGATGATATGTTGGGAATGCTAAATTTTATTAGCAACTCTGCTAATAACATCTTAGATGCCCTTAAAGCCGAGCATCTACTAGACAAAAAGAAAGTCGAGGAAGTAAGAAAATCCCAAGAAGAATCTGAGCGAAGAGAAAGAGAGAACCTTCTTGAATCTAGCGGTAGAAAAATGTCCAGGGCATTTTCGGCTGTTTTTGCCCCAATCAAGAATGTTCTAGATACAATTCTTAAATTCATTCTTTTTACACTATTAGGTAAGGCATTAACAAATATCCTAAAATGGTTTGCAGATCCCGCTAATAAAAATAAGGTCAAGTCTTTAACGAGATTTCTAAAAGACTGGTGGCCGGCAATATTGGGAGCTTTTGTTCTGTTCGGAACAAAGTTTGGTCTTGCCATTAGATCTACAGTTAGGGCTATTACTTCTACTGTTTTATTTCTGAAAAAATTAGGCATTCCGGGTCTATTAGCCCAGGCAAAAAAATTTGGAAAAGCTGGTCTAATTGCCGGAGCCGTGGCTGGCGCTGGTGTACTTGCATATGAACTTCTTAAACCTAAAACAAATGAAAAAGTAAAGAGCGGTGAAACAATACCAGCTCCGCAATCTAGATCAACTCCTTTAACCGTTCCGGGGCTTTTCAATGGTGGTTTGGTTAAAGGTATCAACTTTATGCTACCAGAAGAAAAGCATATTAGCCAAATTGGTTTTGCCGAAGGTGGTCATATTGACGATGATACGGGTATGAGAATAACCGGAGCTGGCCCCGATACTCAATTAATCGCAGCCCAGCCCGGAGAAATTGTTATATCAAAAGCTGCGGTAGATAAGTATGGGGCCGATACATTCTTAAGAATGAACAAGATGGCTGGTTCTACCAATCAGCCGAAATTTGTCAATAATATTCAACTAGCCAAAGAAGGTGGTATGGTTGGTGGAATGAAAAATCTTCCAGGAGAAATGTTTAGTGGTCTAAAATCTGGAGGAATGAATATTATTAATGGCCTGAAGAGTATCGGAATGCCAAAATTAAATAGACCGGCAAAGGCTTCTAAACCTAGCGGTCTGCCTAAAATAAGTCCCGCAGATTACAATGCTCTTTTGGCTATTTCTTCTGCCGAAGATTCAGACCCTCAAGGTAGAGCCGATGTTGCTCAATCAATATACAATCGTTTGTATGCTAGTTCAAATTACAAAATGAACTTTTTACAAAATGAAGGTAAAAGTACGATTAAAGATATTATAACAGGAAGCAATCAATATGAACCAACTTTTAAGAATCGTGGTGATTGGTTGAACATTGTTGATAGAAATAGTGCAGCCAAGGCTCTTGCAAATTCTAAAAAAATTGATATATCAACCGCAAATAACTGGCTAAATGAAACAGAGAAGGCATTAAAAAATAGTCAACTTCAGGCTAATGCTCAACGTCATGTTGAGGGTAGACCATCATTTTTTGGAATGTCCCAGAAGAAATTTATGAAAAATGATGATGTTCTTAGAAAAGATCGGCAAGATAATTTCTTTACACATTATCCTGCAGAGAAAAGTCAATATAGAATAGAAAGAGGGAATATTGCTGCACCTATTCCCGAGCAGTTTTACATGCCAACGGGAAATGAACAATCTTCGGTTCAAACAAAAGGTTTACAACTTGCTAGAAATTCTCCCACACTAGCTCCACCTAAACCTAGAGTAAAACCGAATGCTGTGTCCATTACAGAATTGCCTGCAATTAATCTGAAAGCCGCCACACCTATGCGTGGTTCTGCTGCACACTCGGAAGTTCCAGAATTCTCTGCAATACCAGATTATACCGATAGGTACGGAGAAAATGGTACACTTGCGGTTAGAGGTATTGTTGCATAATGGGATCATTTTCTCGGTCGCAATTTATTCCTAAAAGTGTCACAATAAATCCAGTATGCAAAAATGATCCATTAGTCGCTAAACTAAAGGATACCAATAATACCATGCGTAAAATTGACGCATATGTTTTATTGGGTCTAAAGGGTAAGAGGAAATCTTTAGATCAACAAATAAAAACCGATTTAGATGGCCAGAGAAGAGCTAATAGACTCAATTTAATCAAACAACAGAAAGCTAATCCAGTAAATTTCATAAAAGATAAATTGCCAAGAACTGGACTCTTAGATTCAATTCGCAATTTTATTCTTTACACATTTTTAGGTGCAGCAACTCCACTATTTTTGAAGAGCTTTCCTGCAATGTTAACCGTTGCCAAGATTCTCGTTCCCTTCGGTAAAGGTATAGGCGAGTTTGCTAGCAATGTTCTGGGTGGAGTTGTTAATGCTATTGATTTTGGCTACAAAGTTCACGATAAAATGCGTGGAATTCTTAAGACAGTTACTGGAGCAAAATACGAAAAAGATTTAGATAGCCTAGAGAAGAATCTCAATATATTTTTAAATGGTGCCATCGTCTTAGGTCTTGCTGTTGCAAGTAGTGGTATTAGCGGTATTAGTGGAGGCCGGAAAGTTGAAACAATACCGTCAAAGAAAGGTTTGCCACCTACTGTCAATACCACAAAGCCCAGTCGTAGTTCAGGTAAGAATCTTAAACCTGTTGGCAAATTTGTGGGCAAGTTTGGTAGAATTTTTGGTAGAATACCCGTTATCGGCACCCTAATTGATTTTGCTATTTCGATGATGATGGGGGAACCTATAGGTAGAGCTGCAGCAAAGGCGATTGGTTCGGGTATTGGTCTAGGGATAGGTGCCCTAATTCCAGTAATAGGGCAAATTGGAGTTGGTCCAATAATTGGTAGCATTATTGGTGATATTATAGGAGGAGCACTCTACGATACTCTTTCGGCTTTTGGTAAACCCAAAAAACATGCTTCTGGCGGTAGAGTTGGCAACAAAACGCCAAGTAGAACTCCAAGAACCATCAAGAATATAAAGCTGAAAAGGCCGAGCAAACAACCAAGACAGCGAACAAATCCGGGTAAAAATGTTGGCGGAGAGGAGGCAATTAGAAAAATATTTCCCAACACCAAAGATACAAAAACGGCAAATTCATTTAATATTTTAACGAAGAACTCGGCTATTATGAAAAAAGCTGGAGTTTTTGGAAATCTTATGGGCGCTGGTCTCGATATGATGGCCCTAGGTCAAAAAATTGAAAAAACAACTCTTTCTGGCTTAGAGAATTATCTTGGCTATGCAATTCAATCTGCAATTGATGACCAAACGGTTGCAAATGCAAAAGTAATTGGCAATTCAATGTTTGCAATGGCGAATGGTGGTATAGTTCCAGCAAGTAGAACTATTTCTCAAAATAATATATCTCCAGGTGCCACAGTCGCCAAAGAAATTGTTAATTCTTTTAGTGCAATGTTGGATAGTAAGAGTTCTGAAATATTTCAGAATATTCGCAGAGAGATGATGCTAAAATCTCCAGGCGGAGATAAAGAAACTGCTCCAGTGAAGCCAGGAATTGGTGGTCTTCAGGTTTCAAGTTCCAGTCCAGATTTTTGGCTATTAGCAACAGCAGCTTTGTTTGAAAACAATAATCCGCAAAGCGGTTACCAGGGATCTGCTGATGTTGCCCAGGCAATTTATAATCGCGTTTCACTTCCAGGTTGGCCAAAATCTATTAGAGGAGTAATTCTTCAAAAAGATCAATTTCAACCAGTAAGAGATTATGGTGGCTACGGGGCCTGGGGAGCCATCAAAGATAAAGAAAGTGCTCTTGCTTTTGTAAAAAGATTTGGACACACTCAAGAATCCTTGGATAGTGTTGCTGCTGCAATTCTTAATACAACCAGACAAAATTCAGCAAGAACATTTGTTGGAGCAAGAGACAATTTTCGCTCGGTTGCATATGAGAATGCAAACAATCATTTAGAGGATTCAACCGAACAACAACGTTTCGGCCATGTTTTTGGGTTTGAGGCTGGCGGTTTAAATATAACAGCATTTAAAGCTGGAAAATTATCACCAGCCGCTATTAACCGGCAGATTGTAATGGGAAATGTTTCACAATCACAAATGGGTTCTGGAAATGTATCATTAGATGAAATTCGCCGTTTGGCTGAAAGTATGGGAGTTCCAATGTCTTCTTATACTAGAGGGCCGCGATTTCTAGGGGATAAAAGTTATCATATAAGCGGCCAAGCAATGGATTTTTCAAATGGTTATGGTCCAACCCCAGAGATGTTAAAACTTGCCCAAACAATATCTTCCAGGTATGGTTCATCCTTAGCTGAGTTATTTTATACTCCTTTGGGGTATGGTATTAGAAGCGGAAAAAGGGTGAGTTTATCTGAACTTGGGAATGGAATTAATTCTACCCACAATAATCACGTCCATGTTGCAATCGTTGGTGGTCGCCCGTCATCTATTTTAAATGATACTCACAACCACTCAGATCATTCTAAGCCATTTCCAAAGAAAAAGCCGACAATATCTAAACCATTCCCAAAGAAAAGGCCAACAAGATCTAAACCACCGAACAACAATACACTTCCCTATTATGGCAATCAGCTCATTAAACCTCCAGGGTCTGCAAATATCTGGGATATAACATCAATCCCCAAACCTCTAAAAATAGCCTCATCTCCACAATTATCAAATCTACAGAGAATAACTAATATAGCAACCGGAGTATATTCGGATATTGAAAAACAGACTCAGATTCTAATTCAACCAGTAATAGTATGAGCGATCCAAGATCAGATATACAAATAAAAAGGTTTGAAATTATATCAAACAATGGAAAAGTTGTAGAGATTTCTAATGGATTTTCGCAATTATATTACTATGAGAGTTTATTAGAAAACTCCGTAAAAGTAAAGGCCACTTATGCTGACACGGGCAATAGAAATATTCCAGGAGAAAGTGCCGCCACAACAGAAGCTGGAGATTTAGATTTACAGTATGCAGAAAAGGTTTTTCTTGATATTCTAGATGATGAAAGGGCGAGACTGCAATTTACAACTGATGATACTTGTCTCCATTTTATGGTAAGACCGAAAATAATTGGAAATACTAGAGCAGAAATTGTTACTGCATTTCTATCAAGTAAAGAATATTTAACCAACAATTTTGAGACAAATAGAGTATCAAGAACATATGAGGGTAAAATATCAGAAACAGTCAGGCAAATTTTAACCAAACACCTGAAAACAAAAAAGGCATTATTCGTTGAGGACACTCTCAATAATCTAAAAATTGATGGTAGGATTGACAACGAATCAATGCCCTTTAATGTTCTATTGAACTTATCAAAGAAATCAATTCCTATTGTAACATCCAAAAATACTGAAGGCTACACGGCAGGATTCTTTTTCTATGAGACTTCTGAAGGATACCACTTCAAATCTATTGACAATTTACTTAATCAAAATTCAGTAAAACGCTATATTATGAATAACACAACAACTCTACCTATTGGCTACGATGGTAAAATCTTAACATATTCATTCCCCGAAGGTCCATCTTTAATTTCACAAATGCGAGCTGGTACAACAAAATCCACTCGTATTACATTTAATCCAATTACACATGAATACAAAAGAGAAACGATTGATGCAACGCAGCAAAACGCTGGTGCAGTAAGAGCCTCAAAGAGGTCTCCAGTAATACCAGATGAATTAAATGAGTCAACAAAGACCACTTTCTCAACTTTAGATTTCAATCTTGCCTACGGTGTATCGACCGATGCTCAAATTGAGAATTCACAAAAAGAGAATTTTAAGACGAGAGATATACTAAATCAGAGTACAATGAGGTACAATCAGCTATTCACAATTCAGCTTTCTATTTGCATTTTCTGTGATCTTTCGCTACATGCCGGAGATGTTATTGATTGTATTTTTCCAGAGGTATCTTCTAAATATACACAGGCCGTTAGCCGAAAGAAATCTGGTAAATACTTGATTCTAGATCTTTGTCATTTTATTAGCCCAACTGGACCAAACTATACAAAATTAAATCTAATAAGAGATAGCTACGGAGGCTAAATGGAACTAACAAGTCTTTATATTGGTCAGATTGTTGATGACGATTATTGGAAAGATAATGCCGTAGCTGAAAAGTGGAAAAATACCAGCGACATTCCAGGTTGGGGTAAGAGATATAAAGTTAGAATAAGTGGTATTCATTCTGAAAATAAATCAGAACTTCCAGATTCTCAACTTCCATGGCTTGAAGTTATGTATCCGGTAACTGCAGGAACCGGCCATAAGGCAAGCTACCAGACAGCCAATTTAAGTCAAGGATCTTTTGTTATAGTTGCAAGTGGTGGAAATTTATCACCAATGATTATTGGCTGTCTCGGCAACAATGAACAGACTAAACTATCATACACTTTAACTGATACTGCCTGTATTCCATTTAGTGGGTTCATTAAAGAAGAGCCACCAGTTTATAACATATCAGCAGAAGGAAACGTTATAGAATCTGCATCTAATATTGAAAAACTAGCTAGTGAAGCTGATAAGTCACAATTAACCGATGGAACAACCTCTAGCGATATTGCAGTCTCAACAACTTGCGAAAAAATACCTTTAGGTTCTATTCAAATTAAACTGAAAAAATTCATAAAAGATATAACGGCAGCTCAAGCCAGGATAAAAAAACAGCAAACCACTATCGGAAAACCAATTAGAGAATCTGGCAAATCATATGGAATTGATGAGTATGTAAATTATAAAATACAAAATGTATCTACATCAATATCTGCACCAATTAAAACGTTAATAACAAATATTCAACAATATGTAACAAAACAGATAAATGATAAACTGAAAAATTTATACTATCTTGTATTTCCAAATGATCTTGAGAAAGTTAAGTCAAAAATCGAAACTGCTAATGATCTTTTAGCCTGCCTATTTCGTAAAATCATTCGCAATCTTATTAAGATGTGTGCAAATTTTTTAAAATCTGCAGCGGAAAGATTTATTAATACTCCACTATGTTCTGTAGAGAATTTTGTTGGATCACTGATTGGAAAAATTATGGGATTTGTTACTAGTTCAATTGATTCTATTCTGACTCCTCTGAAATCGGTTCTGGGTGTTTTTGATATAATTGGAGATATTCTCGGGTTTGTTAGTGGAATACTCTCGTCTATTAGTTGTGATGAAGAACCAGTTTGCCCAAAAATTAAAGAGTGGAGCATTTGGGATGGACCAGCCACTGGCGGACCTGAAAATGTGAATATTTCTGGAATTGTAGACAAAATGAGGCAATTTGCTGTTCCGGTTGATCCAGATAAATTTGATTTCAATCTTGATTTTACCGATGTATTTCAAGATTCTTGCAATATTGGTGCTATTTTTTGCGGACCACCCATTGTTAAATTCTCTGGCGGTGGAGGTTCGGGTGCAGCCGGAAATGCAATCATCAGTCGCACCGGACAAATTATTGGTGTTGATATAACGAATTCAGGACGAGGATATACAACTTCGCCTAATATTGATTTTTATGATTCATGTGGGCGGGGATCTGGAGCAATTGGAATGGCCTCCATCGGAAAAGTTATAATTCCAATAGACACACTGAACAATTCTGATACAAACAACCAATCAACACGGGACGCACTGAACAATTCTAATATCAACAGTGTATCCAATTCTAATATCAACAACCAATCAACACAAGAAACTATTGGTGTAACAAATATATTCATAATGGACTCGGGCTCGGGTTATCTACAAACACAAGATGGTAGTACAGGTGGTGACGGTAGAACTCTCACTGAACCGATAGCTGAAAGGTCTAATATATATCCATCCAAGACTAATGGACAATATCCGGTCATTATGAAACTAGAAGAAATTTTTATTGAGGATGGTGGTTCTAATTATTCGCCAAATGATAAAATCACAATAGATCCACCTAATG